GAATTGATGAATTAGAATTAGAGATTGCATCAATATCTGCATTAACTGATGGTGATAAAGGTGATATTACTGTTAGTTCATCAGGTACTGTTTGGTTCATTGATAATTTAGCAGTAACAGATGCAAAGATAAATGATGTATCTGCAACTAAAGTAACAGAAGATAGTACACATAGATTTGTAACAGATACAGAAAAATCAACATGGAATAGTAAACAAGATTCTTTAGTTAGTGGTACTAATATCAAAACTATAAATTCTAATTCTCTTTTAGGTAGTGGAAATATATCTGTACAAGAAACTTTGGTATCAGGAACTAATATTAAAACAATTAATTCGATTAGTTTATTAGGTAGTGGTGATATAGCAATTAGTTCAGGAATAACAATAGGTACAACTGCAATAACATCAGGTACATCTACAAGAATTTTATTTGAAAATGGAAGTAATGTAGTATCACAATCTGCTAAATTAACTTTTAATAGTTCTACGAATGAATTTCAAGCAGGTTTTAGAGTAATAGCAGGTACTAATGGAATGACTGATACAGGTGGTGCATTATATGTTTATGCAGGAAATGCTAATGATTTTGTTTCAAGGTGGTTTAATACATCAGGAATTAATATTATGACATTAAGAACATCGGGTAATGGTGGTAGATTAGCGTTATGTAATTCAACAGGTCAAGAAGGAATTATATTAAATGGTATTTTTTCTGATGCATTAACATTTGGAGCAGGAAGAGATATTTATTTTGATACTGCTACAGGAACTAAAATAGGAGCATCTACAAGTCAAAAATTTGCATTTTGGAATAAAACACCAATAGTGCAACCTACTACTGCAGTAGGAAGTGCAACAAGAGCAGGATCTGGTGGTACAAATTTAACAACTAATACAACTTTTGATGGTTATACATTAGCGCAGGTAGTTTTAGCATTAAGAAACGTAGGATTATTAGCATAAATTATGGGATTATTAATAGAAGCAACACAAGAAAAACCAATTATAATATCTGGTACAGATATTCAACTACCAAGTGTATATTGTAGAATTGAGTTTGCAGGTAGAAAGGATGGTATTACATTAGAAATAGGATCTTTAATATATGCAAGCAAACAAGCATACCTAGAGGGTAAAATAATTTACACAAATGTAGATAATCAACCATTTGCTGTTGAGTTATTAGCTGGTGAGACACAGGATATAAACACTGCATTAAACTATACTAAAGTTTACTTTGATAACTTGGGTTATAACACAACTATTGATATTAATTAAAAATAATTATATTTGCATTATGAAAAATATGAAGAAACCAGAAGGTTGTTATGATACTTATATTGATAAGTTGATTAAAGCTAAGAAAGATCAGAAGGCGGCTAAAGAATTAGCTGAAGAAACTTCAGAAGCTATGGTTAAGATGGCAATTATGTCATCTATGCATAACGGAATGAAAAAAATGAAATGATAAAGGTTTTGTCAAAACAAAAGGGTCTTGGTGACACTGTAGCCACATTCACTTACTATACTGGTATACAGTATGCAATTGATAAAGCAAAAGAGCTTGGTGTTATTGGAGACTGTGGGTGCAAGGAAAGACAAGAACAATTAAATCAAATATTTCCATATGGCAACAAGGGGAAGGACAGCGAAGTATTACGCTGAAAATTCAGAAGCTAGAAAAAAAAGACTTGAGTACCAGAAGGAGTACAATAAGTCTGAGAAGGAAAAGAATAGGAGGGTTGAGTTGAATAAAGCCAACAGGAAGGCAGGTACATATGGAAATGGTGATAACATGGATATGAGTCACACAAAAGATGGTAAGATAGTAAAGGAACACTATAAAAATAACAGAGCTCGTCAAGGAGCAAATGGTAAGAGTACAAAAAAATAAAAATTAAAAGTTATGCCTAATTCATACGGAGAAATATTAACAGCAAGAGGTGGTTCATTTGTTCTTAATGACACAGCTGCATATCAAGGTGAGGTGTATGCTATTGCTGTTTTAGAAGATACAATATTTGATACATTAGACAATATAGATAGAAACGGTATTGTATTAGATGTATTACCTGATCAAATATCCGACCCAAGTGTCGCAATTAAAGCTGGTGCGTTGATTACGCCATTGGATATTGAAAAGCCATTCTATAATATACAACTTGTGTCTGGTAGTGTAGTATTAGTATTGAAGTAATGTACGGGTTCGGAACAACATTATATCAAACAAACAGGATTAGATTTACTCGTCCTCCAGCAAATATAGAGCAACCAACTATAATTGGAGATCCTATAGTTGGAGAAAAAGTTGGTTGCAATCCAGGATTATGGGAAAATAATACCTCACAGTTTCAGTATCAATGGATGATTGATGGGGAGCACATTATAGAGCAAACAGGTAATACTTACACTATATCTATTACTGATTTGGGCAAACCATTATCTTGTGAAGTTACAGCTTCTAATGTTTATGGGATAACTATTGTTGAATCAAGATCAGTTACAGTTATATTGCCAAGATAATGAAAAAGATATCATCAATAATAGTAGCATTCTTTAGTTTCTTCACGCCAATAGAGCTTTGTGTTTTGTTATTATTTTTCATGATGATAATAGATACACTGGTTAAACTTGTATCATTAAAAAGAATAGCTAAAAAAGAAAACAGACCTTTTCGTGATGTATTTAAATCAAACATGCTTAGAAAGGGTTATATATATAAGGGTGCTGGTTATTTACTTTTTGCACTAGCTATATTTCCAATAGATTTTTATGCGTTAACTCCATTTATAGATGGATTTATAGAGTATTTAGGATTAAGTATTGTTCTTCCAACAAAGGCTATATGTACTAATTTCTTGTTAATTATTTTCTGCTTAATCGAATTATCTTCGATTAACGAGAATTATTTTGACATAACTGGCAATAATATGATGAAGTCAGTATGGAAGATGACAAAAAAGATACGTGAGATAATACAATATTTTACTGGATTTATAAAAGAAACTAAAAATGATTTGTAGGTTTATTATATTTTTGTGTTGTGCAGGAATTATATTTTCATGTTCAGTAGAGAGTCATTTAAGTAAGGCGAAGAAACATATTGAAATAGCAAAAAGAAAGGGTGCTATTATAAAACCAGATACTATTTGGCAGTATGTATATGATACAGATACAGTTTACAACAATACAACAAACACATACGAGACTAAACATATTATAAAAGATAGCTTTCCGTATACAGTTACAAATACTATAACAAGTGGTATTACAAGACAAGAGAGAAAAGCTATGCAGGATATGTTTGATCATTTAGAGAAAATGATGAAGCTTCAAAATGATAGTTTAAAGATGCAGCTTAAGTCTCAAGACAAGCAGCAGAAACAAGAACAAAAAACAGATAGAATAGAAGTAAAAAAAGAAAATAAAAAAAGCCCATGGATAATATGGGGCATAGTCGCAGGATTGTTAGCACTAGCAATATTACTATTTAAATTTAATTAATATGTCAAGTTTTTTAGCAAAAATTAAGCAGTATCCATTAAAGGATTCACAGTATGTGAATGAGGATACAACAAAGAGACAGATAGTTCTTCATCACACAGCAGGAAACTCTTCTGCATTAAATACAATGATAAATTGGAACAATGACGATAGAGGTAGAATTGCAACATGTGTAGCTATTTCTGGAAAAGGATCTAGTAACTCATATGATGGAGAAATAGTGCAAGGATTTCCATCTAGAAAATGGGCCTATCATTTAGGTGTAAAACAAGAAGTATTTGCTGCTTATGGTGTTACATATCAAAATCTTGATAAGTTATCAATAGGTATTGAAATATGTAACTGGGGGCCATTAACAAAGAAAGGCACAAAGTATTACAACTACGTAGATAAAGAAGTTTCGAAGGATCAAGTATGCATACTAGAAACTCCTTACAAGGGATATAAATATTGGCACGCATATACGGATGCGCAAATAGAAGCAGTGAGAGAATTACTTGTGTATTGGAAAGATATACACAAGATAGATATTAAATATAAAGAGTCTGATATGTGGTCAGTATCAAAACCTGCGCTTAGTGGTGTTCAAGGTGTGTATACGCATAACTCATATAGAAAAGATAAGACTGATGTATCACCTCAGCCTAAATTAATTGAAATGTTAAAATCACTATAATGGCAAAGTTAAAAGTTCAAGACATAACCACTAGGGTAAAAAAACATGTTGAAAGACCAGGGGTTCATGCTAAGACTAAGATAAGCAGATTAAAGTCAAGCAAGAACTATAAGAAGGCATATAGAGGACAAGGTAAATAATTGTCACAAATATTTATTAAATTTGTTACATGGGAAAAATTAATAATTATACAGTAGGGTCAGTAAATCCTGGCGATAAGATATTAACTTCAGACGCAAGTACTGGAGATACTAAAAATATTACTGCTCAATCAATAGTAGATCTTGAAAGATCTGGTGCTGTATATAGGGCATATTTAAAACAAGTTTCATCAACTGCTCCAAATGATACATTAGTTCAAGGAAATACAATTACTGGATCTTGGTCGTATGTTGGAACTGGAGAATACTTATTTACGTCTACTGGATCTTTTTCTGGATATGTTGGATGCATAATTGGAATATCAGGAGCGCAAGACACTACGTTTGAGTTTTCTATAACAAGTGCTAATTCAGTAACACTTAAAAGTTATAGCGCAGGTGTTCTTGCAGATGGGCTTATGAATGAGTTATACGTAGAAATATTTACACACACTATATAACGCAAATTATATTAATCCACATCTAAAGTGTGGATTTTTTGTTATATTTGTTTCAATTAAATTAAATAAAATGGAAGAAAGAAAGTTAACAACAGAAGAGTTAGAGAAGTTTAATACTGTGAGATCAACTTACGCAGATCTAAGATCTAGGTTAGCAGATATAGCTATTACAGAGGAGAGGCTTAAGAATGATAAACAAACTACATTAATCAATGTTGACCTCGCTCATAAAGAGTATGCAACTGTGCAGAAAGAGATATACGACAAGTATGGAGAAGGCATGATTAATGGAATCACTGGAGAAATATCATGATAATTAGAAAAATATCAATAGGAACGGACCCGTTAAATGCTATGCATTTCCAGGTAGGTAAACCAGTTATGAATGGTGAATACGTTGTATTTGATATTATGAGAACTGAAGAAGGATTATATGACATTTGGGTTGAAAAGGATGGAGAGGCTGTAAAATGGAAAACAGTTGGATCTACTGTACCAGTATCAATAGAGTATAACATTAATTTCTAATGAAATCCCCACATTATTTTATTATAAAACCATTAAATGGTTTAAGGTATGATGCATTAAGAAAGTATGGAGATATAGACTTTGTAATATCTTCATCACAAGAGGATCATACAGTAACAAATAGAGTTGGATTAGTAGAAGAGGTTCCAATTGGATATGACGGAGATATATCTATTGGTGATTTTGTTATTGTTCATCATAATGTGTTTAGGATATACTATGACATGAAGGGTAACGAAAGATCAAGCTGGAATCATTATAGTGATGATATATTTATAGTTGAACTTGATCAGATATTCTTGTATGGTAAAGATAAATGGAAAGCTCCATACCCATTCTGTTTTGTGGAACCAATAGAAAATGATAATACAGACTATTTATCAAGTAGTGATCATGAAAAATATTTGCATGGATTAGTTAGGTATATACCAGAAAATAAGCATGTTAATAGTGGAGATTTAGTTTCGTTTAAACCAGAATCAGAGTATGAATTTAGGATAGATGGTAAGAAACTTTATAGAATGAAATTGAGTAGTTTATGCCTGAAGATTTAAGAATAAAAAAAGATAGATTGCTAGTTGCGGCAGAAAAAGCTGTAGATGAATTAATAAACGTCTTAAACGATTCTATAATAAGCAATAGTGAAGATGATATATCGGCTGATAAAATGAAGAATGCAGCAGCTGCAAAAAGACTAGCATTTGAGGATGCGTTATACATACTAGATAGAATAGATATTGAAAGAAGTAAAATTGATGAAAGTCAAATAAAGAAAATAGACACTGGAAATGGTGGATTTGCAGAGGGAAGAGCTAAACCAAACGGAAGAAAGTAGTAATTATAATATTTATAATTTAGTACCAGATTACATAAATGGCAACGCTATAAGGGTAAGAAATAAAGCTAAGTCATGGAAGTATGGATACGATGATGAATACGATGTTGTTATTATATCTAAGGATGGTACCATAGGTGATGTATACGAAATAAATGGATTACATATAGCACTTCCTAAAATACCTCAAGACATTAAAGTTTTAGGAAATAAGTGGGAACCTATAGAACTTCCAAAGGAGCTTCAGAAAATAAAGACATTCTTTGAGTGGACCAGAAGAGACAATGTATTTAAGTCTCAGTGGGTTGATTATATTAATGAGGAGTTTGATAGAAGAGATAATGGGCACTGGTTTATTAATAATGGAAAGCCAACATACATTACTGGTACACACTATATGTACCTACAATGGTCTAAGATAGATGTTGGTTTGCCAGATTTCAGAGAGTCTAATAGGTTGTTCTATATATTTTGGGAGGCGTGTAAGGCAGACTATAGATCATACGGCATGTGCTATTTGAAAAATAGACGTAGCGGTTTTTCATTCATGAGTTCTGGTGAAATATGTAATCTTGGTACCATATCAAAAGATGCTCGTTTAGGTATACTATCAAAGACTGGTAGTGATGCTAAGACAATGTTTACAGACAAGGTTGTTCCAATAGTAAAGAACTATCCATTCTTCTTTAAGCCAATACAAGATGGTATGGATAATCCAAAGACAGAGCTTTCTTTTAGGGTGCCTGCGTCTAAGATTACAAAGAAGAGCATGAATGATGAGAATCAGGAAATTATGGAAGGTCTTGATACTACTATAGACTGGAAGAATACAGCTGATAACTCATACGATGGTGAAAAACTTCTCATGTTGATACATGATGAAAGCGGTAAATGGTTAAAACCAGATAATATATTAAACAACTGGAGGGTAACAAAAACCTGTTTAAGGCTAGGTAGTAAGGTAATAGGCAAGTGTATGATGGGATCAACATCAAATGCACTATCTAAAGGAGGTGATAACTTCAAGAAGCTTTACATGGATTCTAATCCTAGACAGAGATCAGCTAATGGTCAAACAAAGTCTGGGTTGTATTCTTTATTTATACCTATGGAGTGGAACTTTGAAGGCTTTATAGATGAGTATGGGTATCCAGTATTTGAGGATCCAAAAGTACCAATTTTGGGTATAGATGGTGAACTTATAAAAACAGGAGTAATTACATATTGGAATAATGAAGTCAATGCGCTTAAAAATGATGCCGATGCACTTAATGAATTTTATAGACAATATCCGAGAACTGAATCTCATGCTTTTCGTGATGAGTCAAGACAATCGCTTTATAACTTATCTAAGATATATCAGCAGATTGATTACAATGATTCTTTAATAAAGGATAGGGTCCTAACAAGAGGATCGTTCCACTGGAAAAATGGCGTACAAGATACAGAGGTAATATGGACTCCTGATCCTGGTGGTAGATTTGTTTTATCTTGGATACCTAATTCAAATATGAGGAATAATGTTGTAAAGGATAGGAATGGAAAAATGAGGCCAGGAAACGATCATATAGGTGCGTTTGGATGTGACCCATATGACATATCTGGAACCGTTGGAGGAGGTGGTTCTAATGGAGCCCTACATGGTTTAACAAAGTTCCATATGGAGCAGAATGCACCAACAAATCAATTCTTCTTAGAGTATGTAACAAGAACACAGACAGCTGAGATATTTTTTGAGGATGTAGTAATGGCTATACACTTCTATGGAATGCCAGTACTTATAGAAAATAATAAGACTAGACTATTGTATTATTTAAAGAGTAGGGGATATAGAAACTTTTCTTTGAATAGGCCAGACAAACATATCACAAAATTGTCTAAATTTGAATTAGAAGTAGGCGGTATACCAAACTCATCTGAGGATGTTAAACAGGCACACGCTTCTGCAATTGGATCATATATAGAGCAGTACGTTGGATACGACTCAGAAGGAACGTATAGAGATCCAGAAGAAATGGGTAATATGTATTTTACAAAAACACTAGAAGATTGGGCAAGATTTGATATAACAAATAGAACAAAACATGATGCGTCAATTAGTTCTGGTCTAGCAATAATGGCTACTAGAAATAACATGATTCAAAAGGAAGAGCAAAAATCAAAAATTAGTATTAAATTTGCAAAATACGATAATAGTACTGGCAATAAAAGTCAATTAAAAAGATAATGGATAATAAACCATCTGTAATTATAAGTGGCACTCCGTTTCCAAATCAAATGGCAACGGATGCAGAAAAGAACACAAAGGACTATGGTCTAAGAGTTGGTAAAGCTATAGAGGGTGAGTGGTTCAAAAGAGTTAATGCAGGAAGCTGTAGATATTACGATCAATATTTAGAGTTCCACAAATTAAGACTTTACTCACGTGGCGAGCAGCCAACACAAATGTATAAGGACCTACTAGCTGTAGATGGAGACTTGTCTTATCTTAATCTAGACTGGAAACCAGTGCAAATAATACCAAAGTTTGTTGACATTGTTGTCAACGGTATGTCTGATAGGCTTTATTCAATAAAGGCTCAAGCTCAAGATATTAACTCTGCTGAAAAAAAGAATTTATTTCAAGACATGGTTGAGTCTGATATGTTGGCTAAGGATATATTAGTTCAGACAAAAGAGCAGTTTGGTATAGACGCATTTAATGTACCTCAAGAAGAGATACCTCAAAATGATGAAGAGTTGTCGCTGTACATGCAATTGAAGTATAAACCATCAATTGAGATAGCTGAAGAGGTTGCAATTAATACTTTATTAGAAATGAATGACTATAGGGATGTAATAAAACCTATGGTTGATAAAGATATTACAGAGATAGGCATTGGTGCAGTTAAGCACCAATTCTTACCTGGAGCTGGACTTTCTGTTGATTATGTAGATCCTGCTGCTCTAATATATAGCTATACAGAAAAGCCAGACTTTTCAGATATATATTACGTTGGAGAAGTTAAGCAGGTCCACTATACTGAACTTAGAAAGATTAATCCTAGTTTAACAAATGACGAGTTAAAAGATATAAAAAATTCTGGATCTGCTTGGTATAACTACTTCCCAGTTATAAGACAATTTCAAGATGATGTATTTAACGATGAAGTTGTTACTTTATTGTACTTCAATTATAAGACAGAAAAAAGATTTGTATATAAAAAGAAGTTTTTAGATAACGGAGGTGAAAGAGTAATAAGAAGAGACGAAGGATTTAATCCAGAAGAAAATAAT